CGGTAGTGACATCTTGGCTGTCATACTTCGGCACGCAGAAAATACGTGGTTTCACGCCACAAACGGCAGCAGATACTAAGAACGCTTTTAAGCCAGTGTAATTGCCGTCACTGTCCACTGTGCCGATGACGTTTGCTTTCATTGTGCTTTCGTCATCGCTTTCTTCCACACGAATGACCACAACTTTACAATTTACAATGTCCGCAATGCCATCTAACGCACGGGATAATGTGCCTTGTTTACCGGCTTTTGCTTGGACTTCGGCGGTGATACCTGTTAAAAGAGTGGGTTTATTGAGTGGAAAAACAGTTGCGTCTGCATCTGCTGCCGTTGCCACTAAACCGATCACGGCAGTGGATGATGTGGTGAGTGTTCGCAAGGCTTCGGCAATTTCCGTTACCTTGACCCCATGGAGATATTCATCAGACATATTTTAGACCTATGGTTTCTATTGGTTAAATAATGTCTTTATTGTGAGCGAGAGAATAGAGCAGTGCGAGCGGTTGGGCGTGTGAAAAACGGGGTAACAAAATGCGGCCAGAATTGACCGCACTTTATTCATTAAAGTATATCGTCAATGTAACGATAATCCACCACGTTGAAATCACTCGCCACACTCAAATCAACCTCACCACGGTCAATGCGAGCTTTCTCAGCCAACATAGCTTCTTTAGCATCTCTATAAATCGATTCGTTAAGCTGTGAATCTTGTGTATTAGTGTTTCGTTCAAATGGTTTATCAAGTAATTGGCTTAACCCGTTTTTATTAACATATACATTAATGCCCTGCGCTTTTAAATCTCTATTTGCAGCTTTATTTTTGATGTCTTCGAGGTAATTATCTGTTAGCCATTTCGCCAGATACTTATAGATTTGTCCTTCACTTTCTTGGCGTTCACGTTCTTTGCGTTCACGTTCTTTACGTTCTTTACGCTCGCGCTCTTCGCGTTCCTCACGTTCATGAATATCCGATTCAATCTGTGCCATTTGCTCTTGGTCGAATGCTGCATTGATTGTTTCCGCTTCTAATCTGTAGATAGGTGCGAGATAAAACTCACTAGTGTTATCTTCTGCGTAAACAGACAGCGTCTCTTCTGTTTCGATCAAATCAATTTTCCCGTTTTTAGATTTGATACAAATCGCATGTTGACATTCAGGCGGTAAGTTAATTACTGCTTTAAGCCCATATTGTTGATATTTTTCTGGTTTTGCAGGCACGACAATTCGGATGGCTTTGACAGTCTTATTTTTAAGACTTTCAATTTCAAAGCCTAGTTTTGCCACATCTTGGCCTAGTTGATAAACAAAGCCTTGTTCTTCTTTAGTTGGTGTTGGTTTTGCCATGTTGGTAGTCCTTTTTACCTAGTTCATAATATTTCAAAAGTTCGTTGTTATAGCTTTCGAGCGATAGGTTTCCACCGCCACTTTCCAGCTTCACGCCGATACTTTCTTTTTGCTTTACTGTCACAGTAAGACTTGGCTTAATGCCTTTTCTTACTTGCACGGTAATGGGTGTTTTCTTCAAATTAATCTGCACGAGTGACATCCTTTTTCAGGATCGCTTTTCCGCCGCATAATGTTTTGATTAATCCCTGCGCATTAGTGCGTTGCAAATCCCATGTTGCAGCATCCCAGTTCACGCCCTCGGTTTTATCGTGCGAGATGGTCAATGTGACTTCGTTTTGATTAACCGTAATTTCGCCTGTTGTTGTTGATAAGCGGATGCGTTCGCCTCGTCCATTTGGCACAATGTCGCAATCAAATCTGCAATCAGTAAAATCCATTGGATCGCCTTGTTCGGTTGTAAATACAAGCGTTTCTATTTCATCATCGCCACGAATCCAATTAAAAATTATTTCATTCATTTGGTTTTCCCTTGATTGAACCGTTTATCATGTTGCTTGCCTGTAATTTCACTTTTATAGGCTGTTTTACAATGGTTTTTATCTCTAAACAGCCAATTAATAAAACGATAGAGTACACGCCAGCGCTTTTTTGGTTGTTCGGCTAATATGGCTCCACGATAGGTTCGACTTGACAATGTTTCGTCTGCCGCGCCACCTGTTATCGCATTTAACAATTGGTCAATGGCGATGATGTTGTGATAGAAATATCGTTTTAAATCCATGCTTCAATTTCCTTTTCAAGTGCGGTCAATTCTTCTATTGTTTTTAATGTTAATAAGCGATCTTCAAATGCTTGTCGCTTGCCAATAATTTCGCCTATGGCAAGTGCAAACTGGTTGGATTTTTCAATCACTTTTTGTACTAAGACTTCAAATGATATACCTCTGACTTTTGCCATTTGTTTTAACATTGGCGTGTCTGCATTATTATCTGCCTGCCATGCTAACGCTTCTTTCTCTTGGCGATAAAAACTCTCAATCTCTGTTTGAGGATAGCCTGCAAGCAAGTCTCCTTTAATCTTGTCTGCTTTATCCGCTAGAGTGTTTAATATGGTTTCCTTTTTACGCTTAAAGAATTCCGTTTTCTTATCATCTGAAACCTTAAAAGATTTCGACTTAGAGTCAAAAACATGGTACTTGCTAGGCGATTTTCCAGAATATTTAATTTTCCCATTTTCTAGCCAAACAGATCCCCCGCCTGTAATACTAGCTGAAATACCATCAATTTCTTCAGCACTCACTTCAACCCAATTTTGATTATCTGTCACAAGATAATCAGGCGCGAACGTGCTTGTTTCTATGTTAAATAACATCATAATTACCACCCATACCATCCGATTGCCAGAATATTAAAACTAGCCTCACCACCGTTGTGTATTTCAACAACGTTGCCATTTTGAATATTAGCCCCTACTGTTTTTCTACCGGCGCCGACATCTGTCACTTGCACCATGCATGAACCATTGAATGCCTCTGGTAGATTCACTCTTGCATTTCCATCAATACTTACGTTCATAATAATCGCCCGCATTACGCCATTATCAGCAACAGGGATATCAAACACTTCTGCGCCGTTGTAATGGTGTGGGTAATGCTGGTGTCTGAATCTATTTTTTCGGTAGGTGTTATTTAATTCATTCCACACATTGCTGATATCTGCCTGTTTGGCAAAATACTCATGTAACCATCCGTATGACTTTGACCATAGCGACCCAGCGCTTGATATAGTCATTACTGTTTCTCTGCTATCATGAAACCAATCACTTCCTTCTGGTGTATTTAGGAATTCGATTTGAGTGCTGTTATTTCCTGCATCTCTAAACCAGACAGATGATCGAGGAACATTGTCACTTTGAAAAAAATCAATAAATCCACTTGTATTTTGTCCGCCGGCTTTGTTTTTTATAATTAATCCGTTTGCAAATCCCCCAGATCGACTACCCTCTATACTTAGATTGCCGGTCATTGTGTCGCCATATTTATTTACTCCTCTTAATCCATCAGTTCTAACCCAGTTTCCCCATGTTTTTAAACCGTAATTCATGTTTCTCTGATACGTTTCACCAGTGTTAAATCCAATATACACTTGCATAACGCTATAAGCTGATGGGTATACCAATAGCGTGCCTGCGTAATTAACAGGGTAATTACGATCTCCCGTTGCGTTTCTATTATCATCTTGTGCGTAAACGCCATAGCCTTTCACATCATTAAGATTTTGTGTTGTGAGCTTGCTGCGCGTGAAATTTGATTCAATTTGTGAATCAACCCAGCTTCGATATGCGACAGATTCGCTTTTATTTAAAGTAGGGAATGATATATAACGTGTTGATTTATCAAGCATTTGATATGCGAGATTTAAACGTGGATCTTTCTCGCTTTCCGGATTGGTTTCAAGACGCCACACCCCCCCGTTTTCAATCGGGAAAAATAATTTCCCCCACCCGTTTGTTTTAATGTTTAGTTGATGATTGATGGTTTGTTCACCAGTGTTAGTAATATCTTCAACCCAGTTTAGTTTGTATGTCGCATTATTAAGATTTGCAACAGAAAAGAACTTTCGATTAAGCGTGACGTAATGGCAATAGAAAATACTATAGCCATTCATCATGTAGAACGTCATTACAATCGGGGATCTGACTTCAAGTGGCAAACCTGTAATTTTGCTGTTTCCGTTGTTGTGATTGGCAAACGTTAAATAACCATTTTGTCGGTATTTATCACCAAACAAATTGATGACTTGCTGTCTATTAGTTAAATCTAAATCAAGTGTATCGCTTGATACATAGATTTTTTGGAATAAATTATTGTTATCGGCGGTTACTGCTCTGTCAAACGCGGCTTTGACTGCTGCAGATGTTGCGACCGTATCTCCGCTATTGCTATTTATAGCATTAGATTTTTTACTGTTTGGGATGTAATTAGTAAGATTTCGCACAACAGCATCAATTAACCCTTTTATATTTTTAATTGCTTTTGGTGTTGCCGCTTTGCTTTCATCATCGCTGTTATTGTCGCTTGATAGCTGTACAATCCCCGCTTTTGTTGTGTCTGCTTTCTCGATTTCGTGTGTATGCCCGCTTTCATCAAAGCCATTTGTAGTTGATGATGTGATTTTTTTCGGGTTAAGTTGCTGACGTGTGACAAAAATCACAGAATTATCAATACTTAAAGTGACGGCTTGAGAATTGCTGACTTTTAAAATCATCCGCAACACTTGCACTTTGCCGCTTCCGCTTTCGAGTGTTGGCTTAAAGCTCTCAGGCGTATTCGCATAAGCCACTAATTTGTTTGTGCTATCGAAAACGCCCATTTCTCTGATATAAAACCCGCCCACATCTTCCGGTATTGTCAATTCGATGATGATTTGCTTGTTGTTTCGTGGGTCGAGTGACACGGCACTGACATTTGCACGGTGTGTCTCTTTCACCAACGCTGTGCGGTCGGCTGTTGGTATAACGGCTTGTCCGCTACCATCCCCCACCGCAAAGACTAATAATCTAAC